GTAGTTTCTATTATTCCTACCTGATAAACAAATGAGTTCATATCAAGCTCAACGGCCATTGTATTATTTACGGCACTATCATATTGCATATACAGGTCATGCGCATAACGGTCAATTTGTTTCTGAATACCTCCGGGCTTATCCTCAATACCCACGATTATATCATTCAATCCTTTGATGAAGTCTTTTGTCTTTACTTGTGCCGCAACCGACTTAGCCATGAAGTTTTTAAGCTCAGTAAGTAGTGCCGTATCCTGAATTAAAGTTTCAAGAAAACCACCTGCAATAATCTCACCACCTTTCAGCCCTACCCTTGCGTTCATTATCATTGCAGCATCAGAAGCGATCTTTTCAAACATTGCCGGAAGTGAAGCACCGAGAGTAATAGCAAAATAACCCTTATTAAGCAATGCAAGGCCGTTTACAGCATCCCCAACCTCTTTGACGAACGCAAGTCTCTGTACCTTGCCAAAGTCTTTGTAAATCTTGTCTAATTGACCTAAAAGCTGATAGTTTTTAAGTGTGCGAAGTATTTTTCCGTTCTTTGTGTCAAGTTTAGGAACAATATCGGCCAGAACTTTCGCAAGCATCTGTTCCTGCATCTTCATTGAAGTCTTATTTAACATGACTTCGCGTTTTGCAAGAAACTCATCTTTACGTTTCAATACTTCATCTATGCGTTTCGGGAGACGTATCATCTTTCAGGGATTGGTAAAATTCACGTTTAAGTTTACTGTAAGTTGCAACGGCACTATCATGATTGAAGTTTTTAATTCCCATATAACGAAAGTAATTATCAACAGCTTGTTCAATCGTAACAGCCGGGACGACCATGCGCTGACCTTCGATAAAAAAGAACATACCGATATCCTCATAGTTGCGCCTATAAATGCGGGCGATGGTGCTTATGAACGGTTTTCCTTTCGGCATTTGTTAAAACTAATTTTGTTTTATAATCCTGCTTTGATAGTGTGCGACTTAGATAATGTAATACTGTCACATTGCAAATCAAATAATGTTTGATGTGATTTTTGGCTAATTGATTAATATACATATTATCAGAATACCAGAAACGGTAAGAAGTATCAAGAATTCCGATAATATCCCAAATTTTCTTATCACAAAATATACACCAGCCAGTCATGTAAAGGCAAATCTCATAACCTTCGTAAGCATAATCACCACGCGGAAATATCTTTTGCCGGGGATGGTTTGACAAGGCCGAGGCCGAGAGATAACCCTGCGCCTGCATTGTATCTCCGATTGTTGACCAACCTTTTTGAAATACTATGTCATTGTTTGCTAAAATCTGAACGTCCCCGGTACGGTGTTGTAATCCGAGATTAAGGCAATGATTGTAGTTAAACTCACCGTTGAAAAATATATTCTTATTTACATTCTGATAAGGATATTGTCGAAACGTCTCAATAAGAATAACATTAACATTAGCACCGTCAGCCAAACAACTATCAATAGCTTCTTGTGTCATCTTACATAACCCATTGTCCTTTGAGGCAGCAACTATAATAAGATCGTACTTCATATATATTTATAAATCTCTCCTGTCAAATATTGAAAGAGATAAGCATAAACCTCTGCTGTATCTTCACTAAGCGGAGCATGCAAAACATCATCACAGAAGAAGTGAACAGCATGCATGAGTTCATGATTCAATAATGCCATGTCACTTGATCTCCCCTTTTGTGGATATCGCACCAACCTTATAACGCTTTGATGTCCCTTAAACATTAAATATCTGCCATCAACATCACACGATTTTTCCATTTCAACCACAAGCCTGACAGACGGATCATTTATATCGTAAACATCAAATTTCTTTAATGATTCAATAAACTGTTCATCCGATTCGTGAAACGAAAGCATAAGGTCAAAAGGATAATGGCCTATTTGGATTATCTTATTTAAACTCTTTCTCATCAAAATATATATACGTTTGAAGGTGTTGACTGATTTAACCCGATGTGGTTCATTCCGTAATTCTTAATATAAGCGGGAGGGCAACCGATAGACTTATAGTACCATCCGATTGTCATGTCGCCGCCTTTGAGGGCAGTGAATTGATCGACCATCTTTACACAATATTTTGTCGGTGCAAGTTGAAACGCCCCGCCCGTGTGCGAAGTATATTGCACGTCCCATTCACCGATCTGTTTGCGGGAATAAATCTGAGGGTAAAATGCAGGATCGATCATTAAATCAGGAGGCGATACGGCATGAGGTCCAGCAAATTCAATGAACCTCACAAGTTTTGCAATCATGTCCTCTGTGACAGTTTCAACATCATTGTCAAGTTTGAGAATATAATCATAATCCTTTAACTGCTGAACACCGTAATAAAAGGCTGCTGCAATTCCGTAATTCTCGCCTAAAATGATGCGGTGATAATCTTCGAGCCATTCAACTGTTCCGTCAGTCGAGCCGTTATCAATGAATAAATGAAAATCAACTCCGGTCTTTTCGTAGAAACTTTTTATTGTCCGCTTTGTGAGTTCGAGACGGTTAAATGTAATTGTTATCGCTGCTACTTTCATATATTTAATTTTACAGATTCACTGATCCTGGCAAATGCAAAACCACATACTCACCTGCCTGAATTTTCGCATAATTACGATAAAGCAAAAGTTTCTGATTAAAGTAATGATCATGAGCATAACCGCGATGTCCCCAACGAACATCCAATGATCTTTTATGACAAATATTTGAAGTTCCGTTCATACCCAATCTCTTTATATCGCAATTACGCATTATCAAACTACCGTCAAGATTACAAATATAATCATTAAAGAAAACCCAATCATGATCAGCTAAGTTATCGTTTATTCCCTGCAAATGTCCATCACCCCAATAGTCGTCACCGTCAATGTAAATAATATAATCACCTTGTCCCTTTTCAATCCCTGTATTACGCGGTTTGCCGTCCCACATCGGAGCTTTCGGTATCAGGTGACAATGGATACGCTTATCAGTGTAACGCTTCATTATTTCAACTGTCTCCTGACAACCATCAGCAATAACAAGTAACTCCCAGTCCTGAAATGTCTGAGCAATAACACTATCAACTGCACGGCATAACTTTTCGGGTCTGCGAGAGGCTGCCCCGGCGTATTCACCGAGAAAAGATGGAAGTACAACTGTAAACCTCATCTCATTTCCAGAATTGATACCATTTTTTATCTACACGTACAACAGAAACATTTATATCAACTTTAGTCTTTTTAATTTGATCCATTAAATTACTTACTTCAATAAGTTTTCCTTTGAGATTTTCTATTTGTTTCAAGGCCTTTTTATTATCAACCTTAACTTCTAAATTAAGAACTGAATTAGTCATTTTGTTTCTGTATTAGTTTCACCTTCCATTTGCTGACCTTCTTCGGGTAAGTTCTCACCTCCTAAGTTTAATTTAGGCTCAGGCGCGCTTTCTTTGTCCATTGTCGCCATATATTCAACAACTTTTGCCTTGACCTTTTCAAGAATTAACTGATATTTTAATTCATAAAGGTTCTCATTTTCCTGTTCGAGTTCATTAAAAATACTTTCAAGGTTTGCATAAAGTACAGAGTTAAATCGTGTTGTCAGACCTTGTGAGATCAACAAATCAATTGTTTCTTCTTTATAGCCCCGGAACGGATTAAATGAGTTTTTAATCCTAATTATTTTTAAATCCTCTGGCTGATCAGCATACAGTTTTTCATTAATATCATCCTCAATCTTTGCAATCGTCGAAGTCGAAGCATTAGCCGTTTTAGCCGATTGAAGTTCTAACATCATTTCAGACATGGATTTGAATTTGAAGTCCTCCGGGTACAAATGTTCAACATAAAGTCCCTTGCCAAAGTCTGTAAACGTTGCAATATCGCGGACAATAAATTCCCACATCGTTGAGAGTGACTGAGCGAATGGTCTTAGAGTGTCATTCAAATTGTCAATCTCTAATACCTTTTCGGTTGCTGTTGCAGCAACTTCATCCTTAGTATATAATTCTTTATTGAACATCATCAAAAACACATTCGCGCGAAGTTCATTAATGTAGTCCTTTTGCCATTCAAGTAATTCAATCGGAGGCGACTTATAGACCAGAAGTTTTTCAAGGTCAATAATATCAACCACATCACGCGGCAAGTCCAGAGTGATTACATCCATTGTTGAATTGTGAAAAGGCTCTTTACCTGAACCATCGCAAACAGGACAGTCCTTGCCATCAGGCATTTTACCCTTGTTACAGTTTTTGCAAGGCGCAACATAAGCAAACCTTTGCGGGAAAGCGCACATTGCAGCAGTCAAGTCAAGTTCACTGTCAATTTTCAGGGTTTTATTCAGATAAGGAATTATATCATGGAAACAACTTACAAACGTGCGTCCTTGCGTTTCAGCATCGCGCTTATAACCGAACCTTCGTGCGGGAACTTTATCATTCTTCGGTTCAAAATATCCGATCTGATAAGTTACCGGCCCGATATCAATCATTTCACCCTCTGAGATAACTGCACGTGAAACCTGAGTAAAAGTAATCGTATCCTGTCCGAGATAAATTGTATATTTTATGCCGTCACTCTCTCTTTCGTCTGTTTTACTTTCTCTGAATTTTATCGGGAGTTTAACAATCAGGTATTCAAGTATGTTATTCTTTATCTCAAACATTACACACTGTTCCGAGGTTGCAATAAACGGATACGGTTTTGCCTTTTCCCTCAAATTGTCAAAGTTATCAAACTCAGTAATCAGAAAAGCATTAGGATCAATGTAGTTGTAATCTACAAACGCATATTCAAGGAACTTCTCAAGCGAACTATCACCCCAGTAGTTAAAAAGAAACTTTTCAAAGTCTGCCTTCTTGTTTTCGTCCTCCTTTTCGTCCCATTTGATTATGCGTTTCTTTGCCTTTGTACGCACAGTCTTTTGAAACGGCAGTTTTGTTGAGGCCAAAGTAGGAGGGATGACAGAATTAGTAATCAGTTTACGCATCTCATATTCTTCCTCAGTTTCGCGTCTCGTTATCCGATGCAACAATTCAGAGATTTCATCACCGCTGACCATTTTGTAATAAGTATCCGCAAGTTCAGTCACTCGCTTATAGTCCTGATGCGTTATATTATCGATGACAATCTTTGTCAACTGTAAAAGTCCTTCGTCTTTATTCATGGCTTAAATATCATAATAGTTTTTAAATGCCTCAACTAGCAGATAATCAGCACCATCCGAGAGGTGGCAATACTTCTGATATCTGTCTCCGGTTTCCTTATCTGTAACGATATGCTTATCCTTTGTGCCGTCAACAGCCTGTTTAACATACATCATGTCAGCGATCATTTTTTTACAACTCTCATCAAAAATAATTCTTATCGGTAACTTTTCTTCAAAAATCTTATTTATAAAGTCGCGACGTTTCAGCACAAGAGGATTTTTTATTGCTGTTCTGTCTGAACCTGAGATAAGATACTTCCTTAATTTCCATTCAACAACCTCATAATGATGCTTAAACTCTTTGTTCATCGTCGATCGTGAACGCCCCGAAGCATCACCGTAGTAATAAAGTCCGGCCTTATGATTAGAATATCTCAACATAAACTCTTCACAAACTTCTTCGGTTGAGTTTCGCGGGTTTTCTAAAGTAATTTCATCAATACACTTTGCAAACCAGATGTTTTCTTTGTTCTCAAACTGCCAGATTGAGCATGAGTTGTAAGGTACGGAGTTCTGGTCAAATGAAACGTGAAGAGGCCTTGAAGGATCGTAAGTCAAGTTTTGAACGTGCTTTAAACGATTGAATGATGAATAAAACTCTCCGCCAGTGATTGAAAAAGGATTTCCAAATACAAGTGCCTTTCCGCGTTCTTCAGAATTATTAGCCAGAATAGTATTTATGTAATTCAACCCTACATTGTGAACATTATGATAAGCCGATGAAATGACAACCTTTTTGTTATTATATTCCTTTTCAAAGAAAGTAGTTTCTGAATAAATCTTTGCCGTTATCTCGTCAACGTGTTTATCAAGTTCAAACATATCTGAAAGCCAGTCAGTTCGTGCTGGAGATGTAAGGCAATAAAGCGGATTATATTGTTCTGATTGTTTACCTTCATGCGATAACTTGCCATTAACAACGTACATTCCAGGTTGTCGTAAACGTGTAATAACTACTTCTTTAACTGCCTCTTCTGCTGTGTCTTTAGTCTCGTCCAATAAACACCATGAAAAATCTTTTCCAGAATGTGAAAAATAATTGTCCAAAGAACCTGTAAAAATCAAACCTCCATTACAAAAAGAAATAATCCCATTAAACTGATCGAAGTTCCGTTTACATTTAGTCCAATGTGGTGGAGGTTCGCGGCCTGAAACATAAAGTCCCAAAGGATTATCTTTATTCCACTCACTTATTCCAATTGATGACCAATATTCACGTACACGAAAAAGCGTACTTGTGTTTAGTTGTCCAAAAGTATTGGCAAAGATAGCTCCACGCGCTTCTGGGAACTTTGTAATAAAGTTAATTGATAATACACCACCAAGAAAGGTCTTGCCTGATCCGGTCCCGGCCAGAAACAAATTAATCCCTGCCGTTGATTGCAATATAGACATCTGAGGTTTTGATAATATTTGCGTTACCTCAGTCATTTGTTTTTATAATAACATTCGGAAGCGATGGAATATTTACAGAAATTTGTGTCGGAGCATCAAACCCAAGCATCTTTGAAATACTGTCAAGTGCTTTTTGTTTGTCGTAAAGTTTTATTCTGACATATTCAACGGTCATAGGTTCTTTTTCGTCCGTTTCAGAATTGTATTGATATTCTACTCTGATCTTAGTGTCTATTTCAGCAATGCAAGCTTTTTGATCTTCTGTAAGCGTTTCAAAGTCTTTTCTTTTAATCCAGGTATTGTGAAGATTTGCAATTGAAGAAAAGGCCATTTTCATGTGTTCATTCAAAACTTTCAACCTGCTAATTCCTGCTGTTTCAGCGAGATTGTCCTGCATTTGTTTAATTCGGGACTGAATATAAGGTTTTTTTAAGTTTTCATTTCCGATAACTCCTGCTGTCTTTTCTGAATATCCTGACCTTATTGCGGCCTGAGTTGCATTTAAGTCAAGACAATATTCATAACAAAACTTTTCTTGTTTAGCTGTTAATTCTATTTCTTCTTCTTCGGCCATTACTTGTCTTTATGTTTAAAAAATTCAATGACCTTCAGTCTGGCTTTTGCCTTTTTCTTTGACATCGGTTTACTCAGTCGTTTGCCTTTCTTTGAGTAAACTGTACATTTACCTTTTTTACAGTGTATCATTTCAAACTAATTGAAAACCTCAACCATAATTCACTCATATATAAAGCGAGTTCCTTAGCCTCATCAGCTGTAAGGTCAGGTGTAAGGTCAGGTGTATCATAATGATCTTCTGATGCTGGATACATAAAATATCCGTCATACCCTTCGGTAATAGAAAATCCATTAACTTCATTTTCTGAAAGTCCAATTATTCCACAATTAGGATATATTACTTTCCCTGTACTTAATTCATAACTTTCTTCTGTTAACTTTCTCATCTTCTTTTTTATTAGTTTTTCATTTTCTTATTAAATATAAAGAAATTAATGCTCCAATAAGCACTATTAATTTCATCACATCATATTTATCAAATATATCAATCGGATTGCCTATCTGATCAAATAGCCTTTTTATCATATTCGTCTCCTTTTATTTTTTATGATACAAATTTACACATTATTTTTATGCAAGGTCATCTATTACAAAATACACCACAAGGAGTAGCATCATTAATCACTGAATAAACATCTTCTGGTTTAAATAATTCTTCATGTGCCCTTATTCTTATTTCTTTCATAGATGGTTTTGTTAAGTCACCTAATATTTTGAAATATTTTTTACGGTTATTGCCATTGCTATCAGTGTTTAATTCTTCTTCAAGTTTCTCGACAATTGCAAACTCTTCAGGATTAAGCAATGCCATTGCAACATATTGTTTAACTGATTTATAAAAACAACCAATACATCCTCCACGTTTCATATAAACAGGATAATCAGGTTTTAATCCTGCCTTTTCAAGTATTGTAATACAAGCTGATCTTGTTAATTTATTTTTTGCAAGAGGATAGGAATATTTAACAAATGATTTATTACCATGACCTTGTTTTTCAATCCTATTTTGTTCTTCATAATTTAAACCTATCAATAATTCGCAACCCTCGTCCTTAAATTGTTCAAGAAATTCATCAATAGGTTCTATCTTAAATTCACGGGTACAATATCTCGAACTAAAAGATGGATAAAAAGATTGTTCAATAATTCGTTTCGGCAGTGTATCATATTTGCTTTTTACTTTGTGAATTGTAAAGTCATTTCGATGAAAATTTTTACACCATTCCTGTACTTTAGTAATTTGATCATAAATTAATTTGTGTTCAAACCCGGTATCAGCAAATATAGCATCTGCTTTATTACCAAATAAAACACACATTGTTGTGCTTTCAACACCACCAGAGAATGATATAAATTTTCTCATTTATTTATGCAAGATCAACATCGTCATCAAAAGGATAGTCAACCGTACCCATTGACCCAACGGGCATTAGTTTTTCAGCGATAGCCTTCAGCTCAGGAACGAAGTTATCAATGTCATATTCTATTGCAAGTTCTGTGATATAATCGTTTGTGACTGCAATTCCTTCATTATATTGACGCATCAGTTCTGAGAGGACGTAGTGAATAGCTTTTATTTTATCCATGATTTATGATTGTTGCACCTTCGACAAAAATATCTTCTAGACTATAAATGTTACTTCCAAGTAAGGTTGTCGGCATCGGTAAGTCTGTAACGCGGTATTCTCGCCAAAATTTAAACAACCGTCCTAAGTTTTTGCCCTGAGCATCATGTATTACCATGTAATCAACATAGTATCTCAGTTTATATATTGCCCACATACGTTGCTCCCATGTGCTTAAATCAACTAACACGACAGACCATTCATGACTATAAATCTCAAAAAGTTTTTCATTAAATAAGGTGAATTCATGTCTGTCCGTTTTCAGATGTATATAATTATCGAGCCATTGCTGATTATCGTCAACGGTCAGGATATTACGATCATGTGCTAAAGTGTGAATTTGATCAGTTGAACTTTCACCTGCGCCAAGTTCGAGAATAGAACCGTTTGTGCGTTTTATCAGTTCAAAAAGAACAGGTTGATGTGTTGCGTCATCTCTCATAATTCATCTATTTCATCCATTGAATTTTTCTTCCACAAATAATATGATTTATTCATTTCATCAAGCGTCATAAATTTACGAATTTCCCAAAATCCGAAATAGATTGACCATTTATAAATTAAATGAAATGCAGATGGTTCAAGATTAGGATTACTTTTGATAAAGTGAAATCCATGCCATTCAGGAAGCCATTTAACAAATTGAATATCTTTCATTCTTTCACATTATGTGGATATTTTTGTAACCATTCCTTCAGTGCAGGGTGATCCGCTTCGCATTCTTCACGACTGATAAAGTGTTTCTGAGCATACCATTCAGTTCGGTGAAACATATCTTCGCCGGTCTCCATGCAATGACGGATATTTTCAACATTGTTCACATCAGGTGTATTAACTTGCTGCTCTGAAAAGTTACTTAATTTATTTGAGATATATTCAACACTTCCGAGAAAAGAATAATGCCAGCCGCCGTTCATGATGTGTCCGTCACCTTGTCCACGTCTATCTCTGATCCATTGCGGTGAAGGTATCAGGCGTTTCTGATAAACCATACATCCGTCCCAAACTTGTGCAGCGATGCAGTTCACATAATAATAATAAAGTTTTTGACGCATTGCAAAACACTCATGCCCGGCTCGTATCCCTTCACGTATCCCTTCCGGTGAGGGTATTTCATCCTCATCAGAGATAATAATATAATCAAACGGGTTTGCATCTGCATAACCTTCGGCAAGCAAGTTTCTGTTATCAACTTCACATTGTCTGTATCCGTTATAAGGGATACTGTCTTTTTTGACGTGAACTATTTTCGGCAAATATTTTTCAAACAAATGTTTATTATTCTCAAAATGCAAAGGCTTCGGTATTCCCATATGTGTCATACCAAGTTCGCAGATAACAAATTTATCGACAACTTCATTTAAGGTCATCAACCGGAGTTCTAATAACTCCAAATTTTCAAAAAACATGAAACAGTCCCAAATCATATTAATTTTGCGCTATTGTCTTCCATAACTCTCCATATCTGCGGCATAGAAATTAGCACAGTCATCACAACAAAAGTCAGTGCCGTCATACATATCTACACCACATCCAAGACATACACCCGTAGGATGTCTGAATAATGGTTTAATTAATTTCTTTCTTGCATTTATTCTTGCTTTCTCTGTAAAAGCGAAAATACTCACAAAATAATACCATTTTCTTTTTAATCTTTCTGCTTTCATGTTTTTTATTTTTTATAGTACCAGCAACGTCCCATAGTCGCAACACTGCCAAAATATTCATCTACAGCCTTTTTAACTCCGCAAGTTGCAGAGGTTTCGTAATCATGGCCGGAAATAATGCCTCCTAACTTTACTTTCGGGAACCAATTGTAAATATCCGTTTTAATTCCTTCATAACGGTGATCGCCGTCAATAAACAAGAAGTCAATTGAACTATTCATGAAGCGATCAAAAACTACCTTACTATCGCCTTTTATTGTGGTAATAATTTCAGGATAAGGATCAATAGTCTGGAGATATGTTTCAAACAATGTCCCGTTAATGCAATCCTCATCATTAATCAGCATCATATCTTCAGGTGTACCCTCAAAGGTATCAACTCCGAAAAGCTGAATATTCTTTCCGGTTTATTTTATCTGTTTTGCCATATAAGCAATTGATTGACCTTTCCATACACCTATCTCAACAAATATTCCTTTGTAAAATTGACTTAATGCAAAGTCATAAAAAGTTGCAAAATCAAAACAATTATCGAATTTCATAAGTCCGGTGTTAAAACGTGTACTGCCCTGTATTCATTATTTTGTTCGAGTGCTATAAATGTATCATAGTTTCTTTTAACAAGTTCCTCAGTTATCTCATACGGCCTGTCATGCCACTGATGAAATACAAAAGGGTAATCAATAAAATCAAATCTCAATCCTAATTTCAAAATCTGGTGTTTAAACATATTATCTTCATATGCTATACCGTTCCAAAGGCGTTCGTCAAAGCCGTTCAATTTTTTAAGATTAGCCGTTGTCATCGCATTACAGAAGTGAAAACCAAAAGGACGATAAATCGAATGATTATACCATGAACTTTCGTCATTAAACGAAGCGGGTTTGTTTTGCAGTTCACAATCTATTCCTTGCCCCTGTGCCAAAGAGTAACAGGCAAATGAAAGGTAATTCTCATCAGTAACTTTTGCGGCTTCGGAAAGTATATCACCGTTATGCAAACATTCGGCGTTTTGAATGATAACAATATCAGGTGAATATTCCATTGCCCGATGAAATCCCCAGTTGAAAGGAATACAAGTGTTATGCCAGGTCTTATCGGTAAGCTTTAGAATATCAACTTTAAAAGGTAACTCAGGTAAAACAATATCCTGCGGTGAACCATCGTCAACCACTACCACTACGAAGTCTTTAGGATCATATTGCAAAAACGATGCAAGTGTATTTAATAGTTGCGCCTGCCGAGAAATGTATGTACAAACGATTACGATTTTCATTTAGTTTGCCCAAAAAGAAAGTGATAATAAGTAGATATGACAATCTTCAATAGATTGGATCATGAAAAACATTAACCATGCATCTCTGGTTTTCATATTGTAAAGTTACATATTTTTTGAACTTATGAGGTATAATTAGCATTCTTTTCCCTTTAATTCTCATCCCGAATTTTTCAACATAACGCAAACGAAAGAAAACGAGTTCATCATTTGTGTTATTGAAAAGCAGATTATAACTATCAACTACCATAATTGTCCCATAGATTTTAATCGGATATTTGCACTTTTCTTCTCGGCCTTCAATACATCCGAACATTCCACAAACAGCGCGAGCTTCTTCGGGGTCATTTTCTATCTCTTTTGCCAAATTTATACCCTGCATATAAAGACAGAGATATAATAAATAACGAATAAATCATTGTCTCAATAAAATTCATCTGTCATACCCTCCTATTTTGCGAATGTGTTTTTCGTTAACGTCGTTTCTGTTGCAGACTTCCCGAATGATCCGGTTCTTACCTACCTCACTTTTGCACCGCCGTAACTTTTGATTTATCTCGGTTATAGCTAAGTGAATTATGTGTGCAGTTTCTTTTGCGGTCATTATTTGTTCCCTTCGATATATATATCGCAATCCTCAATAGGAATTGTTCTTAATAATGTACGGTAATTTCTCATCACATAAGTTTTAGTTTTACCAATACCAAAATCCGTAATGCATTTTGCAGTCCTAACTTTGCCGATAAGTTTATAATACCATTTACTCTTTTCGGCTTTAATTATTTTTACTTTCATTTATTACCTCCCTTTCAATATCTTTTTTGTTTTGATTTTCTGACCATTGCAGTAGTACCAAAAAGCCTCAAGGATTTGCGATAAGGATTTGCCTACACAAAAGCCCTGATATTCTTTTACAAAATCATCCCAGTACGTTTCCATTATTCACCTCCTTTCATTGCTCCTAACGACTTCCATGATGCTTCCAGTTCACATATATCCTGAATTGAAACGTCCTGCCCTTTCTCCTCAATTAGCTCAACTAAGTCAATCACTTTGTCAAGTATGCTTTTATTGATTTCAATGTGACACATCCGTAGTGCTATGTCCAGGTTTGTGACAGTCACCCTGTCTATTGACTTTTGTGTTTTTTCTTTGTTCATTTTTTATCTCCTTACCCTATCATTTTAACCATCCCGTGAACTACCCACCCACGCAAAGCGACGGGATGGGCTTCAGAAGTCAACACTCCAACTAATGTTGGCAGTTCGTCCTGATTTTTAAGAGTGTGTTCCCCACTCAAATGATTTTTAAGAGCAAAAGATCTAATATTTATGGCAGCATTTACATCACGGTCAAGAACAGAATTACACTTAGGACAAGTCCATTCACGGTCTTTTAGTATCAGTTCTTTATTGATATATCCACAGCAAGAGCAAGTCTTTGATGATGGTGCGAAACGCCCTATTCGTAGAATGTTTTTGCCGTACCATTTTGCTTTGTATTCTAACATAGTTACAAAAGTTGACCAACTTACATCATTTATTGCTTGTGCTAAATTATGGTTCTTTACCATATTACTTACTGCCAAATCCTCTAAAGCTATCGTTTGGTTCTCACGAATTAATTTAGTGGATGTTTTATGCAGAAAATCTTTGCGTTTATTTACTACTTTTTCGTGTAGTAAAGCAAGACGTTGTTTTGTTCTCTTACCTTTGTTTTTTGAATATTTACGTTGTACATACTTTAATTTGCTTTGCGCTTTTCGTAAGTTCTTAGGATTATTAAATACCTCACCATCAGAAGTTATTGCAAAATTTTTAATCCCTAAATCAATGCCAATAGTTGTGTTTTCGGTTATCGGTGCTTTAATTGGCATTTCAGTATTAGTATCAACTAATATTGAAACAAAATATTTTCCCGTTGGTGTAACGCTTATAGAAGCATTTTTAATTGTTCCTTTAATTTCACGATGCAAAACAATATCAATTCCTTCCTTGAATTTTGGGATAATTAAAAGGTTGTTTTCAACTATTACATTTTGTGGAATTGAAAAAGATTGTTTGCCTCGATGCTTTGATTTGAATTTAGGGAATCTAGCACCTTTGAAAAACTTCTTAAAAGCAATGTCCATATTTTGTATAGATTGCTGTAAAGATTGGCTATTGACTTCTTTCAACCACTCACATTCTTTTTTGAGGTCAGGTAGTTGTTTGATTAGGTCAAAAGGCGAGAAATTATGTTTAGATCCTAAATATGCGGTATTTTTTGTTTCCAAAGCAAGATTATACACAAAACGACTACTGCCAATGTGCTTGGCAATTAACTCCTTTTGTGAGTTAGTGGGCGAGATTCGGTATTTGTATGCTCGGAACATATTACAAAGATACAATATTATTTTGACAAAACCAAATATTTGTTTAAAGTTATAAAATGTAAGCATTAAAGGAGTTGCTTATATCCCATTGGCACTTTGTAACCAATGGGCTTTACGCTCCGTACTCATAAATTCTTATTAATAATATCCATCCAAAGGTTGCCAGCGCAATAGCACCAATGATGAATAATATTATTCCTATCAGAAATAGAGTTCCGCGCCGCTCGCTTATTCTGACATACTTCATTCGCTCAGTTAATTCGTCCTTTGTCATGTTTTTCGTTTTAAAAAGTTATTATGAATTATTTGCATCATATCGGGATGAAGATATGTGCCTCCAATTCCTTTTGCAGCATCGTGATGTTTACGGCAAAGTGCCATCAAATTTTCAATAACATCCATTCCCTTGCCCCTGCCGTGTATATGATGAATGTCAACAGCTTTTTCTCCATTAACTTCGCAAGGAATGAAGTCATCAATTCCGTAACCAAAATAGTCCATGTATATTTTACAGTGCTTAGTCATATCGAAAGTGTCGTTTGTATCTTACGCTCAACCGTGCAAATTGTATCATTATGACTACCGCCATGCGCAACTAACAATATTTCTATTATTTCAAATCCATTTACTTTGCCTATACCTGCACTGTTCCATCCGAAAGACATGACAATGCCATTTGGTTTTGTTATTCTGGCAATCTCATTAATATGTCTTGTTCTCCAGTTTGATTGCGTTGTTTTGGTAGTAACCTCAATACCTACATTTTTATAACATTCAGATACTTGTCTTAAAGAATACGGAGGGTCATAAAAAACAAAGTCAATCGAATTATCATCAAACATCTTTAAGAAGTCGGTTGCATCTATATGGTATTTAGTTGGCATTATTGGATTTAAGTCATTAGTTATAGTTGCATATTGACTGGCATTCGCAAATGGATCTATACTATAAAATGCTGAATTAAAATATTTGAGTATCAACTTCCTTATGGCCGCTATCTCAAATGTGTTCGAGTTTGGCATTTCCCATGCCCTGCTTATTTTCATGCCAGCATCCCTTTAGTATATTTCTGCATCTCTCAATATATCAAAAATGTATTCTATAATTGTCCAACGGCTTTTGTGTTTCATCGTTCTTATCAAACATTCTTTGTCAGGTGCAGCAATCCATGTCCATTCGCCGTCAACTTTCACTATCTTACCGTAAAGCAAAACAAAACGGAGCTTTTCAGAGGGAGTCATATTCTTCTAAAGTCTTTACCTTTCATCACAATAAAATTGAACAACGCATACATTCGGCTCACAATTCTGTCACCGTATTTGTTTGTTAAAAATTCTTCTTTATAATTTGTCGTGCCAAATGTCATCAGTCGCCGGGCGTATCTTTCGGCCAGAGCATAACCAATAACATCAAGGTCATTGCCGTAATATTTAATTTGGTTACTCTCAGATCCAATGTCATCAATACAAAGGGCGTATCGGTGGTTATAAACTTCCAAACCGTCATAACCGTTATCCAGGAATGAATTAACTAACATACTCACATCAACTATTTCAAAATTCATCCTTACAGGCTTACCGTTCAAAATGTAATAAACATTATCAATAGTCTGGTAAATTTTCATAATATCCATTGCCATTGTTTTCCCGGTTCCGGTTGCGCCCATCAGTAGAATTCCCTTGTCAATGTCACCACTGAATGAACTGTCACCGTGAAAGAACTTTATAAGTTCAATATAAATAGGTTCAACTTCCGGCGTTAAAGCAAACTTCGGCTCAAGTCCTTTACCTATTCTGTCAACAACGCTCAGTGCAATATCCAACTTGTAAGGTGAATATTCAATTCTCCTTCCATTGATCATTCGGGTGTTTAGCTGTTTCTTGATAATTTCGTTTATCTGTTCCATTATTTTTATTTATTTCTTTATCTCTGCTTGCCCAAGTTACCAGGCGCCGGGGTATGTCAAAAACTTTCTCGAGTTCAAAACGCATCTTTGTCTTTGACTTATTTGGCTCAGTCCAATACCGGCAAAAATTTTCAAGCATAACCTGAGGATATTTTAATGGGTCACATTCAAAAACTAATTGCCGAAATTCATTTTCTCGCTTTTTTAATAATTCATCTTTATCTTTAATTACATTTTCATTTACAATTTCATTTTCATTTTCTAAAGGTATTACCGTGGTATTACCATGGTATTCTTTTTTACCCCACCTTTTGTTTATGTTTTCTTTTTGATGTTCACAAAATTTATTACGCTTAGTTGTTTCTAAAAGCATACGTTTGTTATAAAAAAACCCATCTTCTTGGTAAAATTTTGCCCATATATCAGCATCAAACTCACCGCAAATTTTCAGCATATCTTTTTCACTTAACTTTCCATTTTGGTGCTGAAGACATAATAATTTAATATATTTCCCTATTTGTGTATCTGTCATCAGCATTGTACCCGTAAGGAAATCCTGAGTATAAAAAAGTACAGCCGGGTCTTTCATGTTATTTTTATTATTTTCAATGCATACTTTTCAGCATCATTTCTGGGTATCAAGAATCCTTTTGAGGTTGATGTGCTTACTTCTCTATATTTTTTTGAAGCATGCATACCTCTTAATAATTTTTTTCCAAAAATGTATAAGACAGTATAATCCCCTATTATATAAAGCCAAGTATTATCAGATCTATTTATTCCACTATCAACAAAACTTGAGTTCAATGCATTACTTTTTTCGCTTAATTCGATATAAATATTCCCGGTTTCTTTGTATCTATCATCATATTTAATTTCTATTCCCTGTTTATTTTCACCTTTTAATTGATACTTTTTACTTTGATAAGTTGATAACGGAATAAATAATTCATTAAATAAAATATCAGTTACAAAATCTTGAAATTCCAGACCTTGCTGTAATTTTTCAGCATAATATTCTGTCATATTTCGTTCCCCCACGATTCCCAGTCTTTATGTTTACTCCTTGCGAATAACTCTATTTTATTCCCAATATAAAGAGTTTCAATTATTTCATAAAATTCATGCGGCTTTTCTGAGTGTTCTGTTTTTTCAATGCTCTGAACACTATCAAATAATTTTAAATTATCCGGCGTACAAGATCCTTTAGTAGCAATTAATAAAAATTCATGTCTCACAGAATTGTAGTGACCCATATTATGTTTTACTTTATCCCAAATAAATGATGCCTTATATTTAAATCCCCACGCATTTATTACTTTAAAACTATCTTCTAATATTGGACTTGTTGTCCATAAAAACAAAACAGCATCATTGGCGATTTTGGGTAAATCCATTTCACATAATTCCTTTATCGTCATTGTAGGATAGTGAATATTTGCACCTCCGTCTTGAATTGCACCAGAAGAACACTTGTCATTATAATTCCACGGAGGATCTGCATAAATTACCCTATATTCTCCATCAGGCATTTTGCTTATATTAAAATGTTTTTCCTCTTTTTTTTCTTCTCTTTTAATCTCTTTATATGCCTGATTAATACTTACATCTCCTTTCTTAATAGCCTCTTTTACTTCCGGCGTTGCATCCTTCCAAACTTTGTCGGCCATTGCAACTTTACCAGTACTCCAACCAAGTTCGGCAGCTATTTCCTTTTGAGTATTTATGGGATTAAAAGGTTTATCAACTATTGATAAAGGTTTTCTTTCGCCAGTGGCGCCTCTGCCTTCACTTAATTTTAAATTTTCTGATGCTTGTTTTGCAATTATTTCCTTCCGTACTTGCGCCAATTCGAACTTCCATCCATCAGTTAGGTTGCGCCTGCCCTTCTGATTATCAATTATCCAAACCTTAATATCTTCAATGCTATTTGCCTCAATTTCGTCAACGTTAAATGATATGCCTCTTCTATTACAAATTTCATATCTATTGTGTCCGTCAATTAATATGTTATTCCAGGTTAGTAGGGGATCGCGACAACCCTCAACAATTATACTCTCTTCGAGTATTCTGTATTCCTCTGAAGTTAACGGAGGTAACAATGATCTCAATTCATCACTAATTATTATATCCATACGTTAAAATATGAAGCCCTCACAAAACGCAAAACCACTCGGTGAAGTAGGGACGTAACGCCCAGCCGAATGGTCTGCGCCCGTGAGGGCTATTTTTGTTATGCAAGTGGTTAAGTACATTACGTTATTTCTTCAATTGCAAATGTATAACATTTATTTCATAAGTCAAAATTTATTTTTGACTGATTTGACATTTTTTGTAATCCACTAAAATCACTAAGGTTTTCAAGTTTCTTTGTACCTTTCTTTTTGAAATTCGGAGGATCCAAAATGAAACAAGCAACGTGTTGTCCCGTGCCCGTACCTGCGCTCCCGTCCTCAATAGAACACCACTTAACATCACCTAAGTTTTTCACCCTTGCTCCATTCTCAAGTAACATAAGTACCCACTTATCTAAGGGATAAACCAGCACAGCCCGTTTGCCCTTTTTAAATTCTTTTATTGCTTTTTTTGCCCATGCTGTCGGTCCCTTCTTTTTCCCATCTATTAAATCTATGTAAGTTCCAAACGGCGGATTAACATAATTACTTTCTCCCCAATCAGCCCTTAGTCCATCATAATCTTCCGGCTTTGGAAACGGGCAGGGATCATAATCAAACCCAAACTCTAAACTCAACCGCTCAAATAAAGCTGGTGGTGTTAGCCAATAATGCTTATTATCTTTCATATTACCTTTTGAGTAGGTCATTCGTCAAAATTTATTTTTTGCTGCATCTTATAAGGCAATATTCTTTTTTCGGCAATTTTACAATAATTTGCATTTAATTCAGCACCGATATATTTTCTATCAAGTTTCAATGACATAACTGCCGTTGTGCCGGCACCCATGAACGGATCTAAAACAATACCACCTCCAGGGCAACCCGCCTTAATACAGGGTACTATTAAATCTTCAGGAAAGGTTGCAAAATGAGCCTCATTAAATGGTGTTAATGTGGTTTCCCAAACGCTTCTTTTATTAGCAAATTCATAAAGAGTATTATTATTGCTACGGATCCCATTAATTTTATCGGTTGGTGCACATTTTCTACTTTCCCGTACTCTCTTATCATGTGCAGAGCATATCATTTTTGTTTTAATCGCATCCTGATTGTAATAATATTTCTGTGATTTAGCCAATAAAAAAACATATTCATGCGATTTTGTACATCTATCAGTAACACTCTCCGGCATACAATTCTTTTTGCTCCATATTATATCTTGCCTGAGATACCAACCATCAGCACGAAGAGCAAATGCGACCATCCAAGGGATCCCGATAAGGTCTTTAGGCTTTAATCCTTTTACTTTTGTTGGTATTTTAACTTGCAAAGAACCTTTAGAACCTTGTTGTAATTTTGAAAATTTATCCGTTCCACCGCCCGAGCTCGCCTTGCCACTTTCATTGTAACTATCTCCTAAATTTAACCAACAGGTTCCGTTATCCTTTATTACTCGCCTGATCTCCCTGAATATTTCAACTATCTTTTCAACATACTGCTCCGGTGTATCTTCAAGTCCTAATTGCCCCTCAATACCATAATCACGCAACCCGTAATAGGGTGGAGAAGTGATACAACAATTAATAAAATTGTCGGGCATCCGCCTCAATAATTGCAGACAATCTTCATTATATATTTTATTCAGTTCGATCATCCTTAAAGTCAATTTCAGTTTGTTTTAATGGAGGCGGCACTTCCACGCCAAAGTATTCCTGACAATGGGCAATAATTTTATCAATATAAGTCATCATTTCTAAAGTATTCATATCTCGTTTAAGTTCAGGTACTTCAACAATCTGGCCAGTGTGCCGGTTGATAAGTTCGGTTTTTGCATACATCTCCTTGCACCACGCATCGACCTGATCAATATTTGCAAGTTCCCAACCCTGTTCAATTGCACCCTCGAGAAACTTCTGATAAACGACACTATATAGATATCCGAGTTGCTCCTGGCTTTTGTTCTTGCGGTACTTTTTTATTTCAATAGTGTACCGTCCGTCGGGCAGGGCAGCGATCTCGGCCTCCATCTCCTTGCGGTTGTGGATGCGAAAATTAGACTTCTTTGTGGCGTAGTATTTCACTTTAAATAAAAGTTACATTACCTTGTTTAACATATACAAAGTCATCAGAAAACATTTTAAACCACTCTTCCTTTGTCGCTTTAAAATCAGCAAATGTAGTGCAGTTTTCAGCAGCAAATTCGCAAAGTTTATCCAATTCATTAGACTTAAAAACCGGACTTATCGGTGTTCCCTCACTTGTCGTTTCATATAATTGAATATGTGTCAGTTCTTTTTCTATATATTTTATGATTTGATAATATTCCACATCAGGAGGATTTCCTCCCCATTGTGCATAAAAGGGATATTCTTGTTTCCTTTTAGGATTATCAATTAAATCAGCATGTGTCCCATCCTCCCATTGTTTATGCTGTATCATCCACTCATTTAAAGCATCGCCATAATACTTATTAAACATTGGTTGATAATTACCACTATCATTTTTGGGATGTTCCCAATTTTCCGGTACTCTTCTTAATTCTCTTCCCATTTTATTTATTTTTTTTGAATTTAGGTTTTATAATCTTTGCATCACCGTATAACATTTCGTAATGTTCTTTCTTTTCGCGCATCTGATCCTCAGTTCTGAAAAATATCAAAGTAGTGAAAGCCTTAAAAGCCAATCCCCACTTATCGCGGATCTCATGAGAAGCGTACTTCTTAACCTTCTCTTTGTCGTCCAGTGCCCGTTCATAACTTGACTTCTGGGCCTCGGTGTCACCTATGTAGAGCTTGGCCATCAGAAGGGCAGCTTAGCCTTACTGTCAAGCGGCGGAGGTGCTTCAGTTGTTGGTATATCAACTACCATTGCATTGCCCATTATTGGCATAGCCTTTTTTTCTTCATCAGTAAGAGTTTCATATACCTCTTTTGGCAAACTTTGCTTCAAAATATGAGTATCCTTCATTCCCTCTTTTGGGTTACGTATCTGAAAGGCTGTTAAATCGAGATATAAGCCACTACTGCCCCGATAAAGAAAGTTAGCATCAATAGGAATGATAATACATTCTACTGGCCCGCTTTCGCCATCCTGCCATTGTGTTACGCTTTTCAGATTACTGAGGTTGATTTTTAAATTTATACGTTGCATTTTATTCAGTTTTAATTTCGTTATCCAAATCTTCAAGTTTGTCTTTTTTCGGGAACTTAGCCAGTTCGTCATATATGATCTGATCTGCCCGGTTTAAGTCTTTGCCGAATATCTTACCGATTTTTTCAGCAGCGTCCTTTACGGCGTAGCTTTCGGCGGCGGGAGCAGCCTTCATCACTGCATCACTTTTTGTTTTATTCCAATCCATTGCCCCGGCTCCTGAATCGGTTTGAATCGGCGCAGCACCAACCCCATCCTGCCACAGCATCCTATCTGAAAGAACGTCCTGATAATAGAGCCGCACAGTTATCGTTACAGCATTAGCAATAACCTGCACGCTTTTTATCTCTACATTCCAAATAATAAAAATAGCTGTAAGCAAAGCTTCTACTCGCTCAATAGGCAAATATTCCGTAGGCACTTTTACCTTTTGACCGTTAACTATAATCTCTTTTTTTGCAAAAGGGTGCTTTTTAAGCCATTCCTTCGGAGGCTCGCAATTCAATAAAAGATTAAGATCGTTTTGATTCTGCTTAATGACAAGATCTCCCTTTATCAGATCTTCGTATTTTGGCAGTTGTCTCACTGCCGGTGTGTTTTCACTCATGTCGTTATATTTTATGGTTATAGAATTTGATTTCTTTTATAGCCCATCGGGGCAAGTTTAATTCAATATTTCCAGACTTCCATTCACAAAATACCTGATGTCCGGGCCATTTATTGTTGTCAATACACATCTTATAGAGTTTCAGTAATTGTTCGTATTCATACCGCCCCTGACCGATAAATTGCGGTGAAGCCTCAAAAATATTAAAGGCATAAGGCTTCCGTTTTTCCTGAGCAATAAAATAAAACGTCCAACCTCGTTCGTCACCGGTGATCATTTCCATAAGATCGGAATAAAGTGCAGCCTGAATATGATAATCGCCATCAGCAGCAGCCTTTGTAAACCCGTCCTCTGATGCATCGAACGTTGTTTTCAGGTCAATAATAAAATGCTTATTTAGTTTAACATAATCAGGTCTGCCTTTTATATTTATCTCACCTTCGACTGTCTGAAGTTGCCCTGTAATTGACTTTTCGGCCTCACCGCCGGAAAGAAGCGCCCTGCAATAATAATGACTGAGCAAACGTTCTTTCATGTCTTTAATCTTAGAATAATCGGCTTTTTCGATTACTTTACGATCACCGATTACCCGCATTTCACTTTCTTGCCATTCTTTATATTGTTTTGTTGAACGCGGAGACCTAAAACCCTCACCGATCAAGACCTGATAAATAGCATCGTCATCAAAGATATAATAATCCCTTTCAAATTTTTCAGGTTCCAAAATAAAGGAATGATAAGCACTACCGAAAGCCATTGCCTCAGTTTCAACCTCTAATGGTTCATCTTTATATTGCCGGTAATGTGCCGGTGACTTTTTGAGGTTTTTCAGACCTGAATAAGAAATATAATCGTCTAATTTATAATAGTCACCTTCGGCATTATAAGACGTAAATCCTTTAATATATTCGCTTTCCATTTTCGTTATTTGTTTCGTTCATCGTATTCTTTTTTATCTTCACATTCATCACAACTTGTACCACAGTGATCTCTGCACCGGCTACATATGTCGCCCCACATGATC